GGCTTTATTTTTAGCGCCAGTCATAACAAGATTGGGTCCGTCATCATAATCTTTCTCTCGGGAAGCATCCCATGCCCAGCGAGACTTCTTTAAAAACCATTTATCAAACCACTTCATTACAATCCTTTATCACCTAATGTAAAATCATTGACGGGTTCGTCAGATATGAGTAGTATATCATTTTCATCAACTCTACGCAACGTGTGTTTACCCGTTTCATCTTCAACATCAATACCTCTAGTCCAACGTCCGTGGCTGATACATATCCATTTACCCACTTTGATTTCACCATCTTCAAACTCTGGACCTAGAGCATATACTTTAGCCCAGCGTGGACGAATACCTTCGCTTTTCATATCATCGTTGGGTATATAAATACCACCATAACTGATACGTTCTTTGAATTCCATATCAGCTACAATGATGTGTTTACTAATTGCTTTAAATTGGTCTTTATTGAACTTATGTGGCTCAAACGCTAATTTACTCATTTAATAATATCCTCGTCATCATCAAATAATTCCTTTTCACTTTTAGTTAGTTCTTCCTGTATTACAGGTGTCTTTGTTGGTTGCGGTGATTTTACAGGTGCTTTTGTGTTAATAGTTTTTTGATAATTATTTTTAACACGTTTAGTATTGTCTTTAATAACTCTGTTATGGCTATCTAAAATGTCACCACGTGCATTAACGTTCATATTACCTACTGCACGTACTTTTTCATTTTTTGATATCAATTGTGACATATCAACAGATTTACCTTGGGCTGATCTATATGCTGGCATAGTTTTCTCCTATTTTAAAAACTCATCTATGGATAAATCATAGAACAAACTATTTATTCTATGGATACCTATCAAGAACAGAACATAGCTAGCTACACTAGATCCACGCCCAACACCCCAAACTACATTATGTTTACGCATTGTATCCACTAGATATTTGCAATATCTAAGTAATGGGAACATTTCACGTTCTTGAAATTTAATTAACTCCTCACCCACCCGTTGCAATTCATAATCTGTTTCACACAAATTAAGAACATACTGGGCAATGTCCATATCCACATATTCTTTTGGCATGAACCAAGTTGATTGATTTGTGTTGTCAAAGTTTTCTAAATCTATTGACAACTCATTATACAATTGAATAACGGGTTTGTTGGATATTTCTAAATCTGGATCAAAATATATAATGTTTTCTACTATTACATTTTTGATTTTTTGTTCGGGATTTACTAGATACACATGGCAAAGGTCATCTTCGTTAAGAATTTGTCTACCAAAGATATCGTTTTTCATTCAATTAGTATAACACATTTCAATGTATTATACAACCTTTAAATGTCCTTTTTGGAGAAACTTGCAAACAATACTTCGCTACTGTTATATTGTTTATCTTTAATTGGCGTGAAACCTAAATTCAATTCTTCCCATGTATTATTTTTTTTGTTGAGTTTTACAACTTTTTTACCTTTTCCTAATTTAATAGGATTAGATATATTTGGATTATTCTCATTCCACCAACCTTTAAGATTAAATGGTCCCAAATTTTCTTCCATTGAGTGTAAATAACTTACGCCATCACACATATCACTTGACAAATGGATATCAGTTAAAACTAATTTTTCTTCTAATATTGAATTTAATTTTGTGAAAACTATTATACCGATAATTTGGTCATACGGTTCTTCCGGTAATAGACATGATTTAAATCCCATATCATTTAATTTTTCTATTCGTTCTATATCGGTATCTCTTACGAAAATAGAACTGTCAATCGTTTCGCTGAAAAAGTATTTTGCTCTTTGGAGAGCAATATTTTGTTCAATAATTGATGTAGATTCTACGTTAAAATTTGCTGAAATTTGATACGTGTTCATAAAAAACTCATTATCAAAAAATAAACCAGCAGTAAATGAAAAATCTCGTTGAATTCGTACTGTCATTTGTTTTCGTGGGAAATGTTAATTTTATTGCCAATATTTTGCTTTTTATACGCCTCGTCTATGCGTTTGTTGTATTCTATTTGATAGCTTTCAAGGGCCATTTGTAATTGATTAATCATAGGTCCGTTTAACGACCTATGAGCAAAATTCAATTTTGTAGATAAATTAGAAATTGTAGTTTGCAAGTCTTCCATAGACTTGCTATTTAAATCAGTAATGAATGGATGTTGCATTCAAATATTTAGTTACGTTACCGCCGTTAGTGCAATTTTTCCCCAAATAGTGGAACTGCCATTATAAGTACCTATACATACATACATATAACCAGAATCTACACATAATGTGCCAGGAGCGTCACCACGTATACCTGCGGCTGCAGGAGTTCTAAAAGGAATTTGTCTAGCTTTTTGTCCTCTATTATCTGGTTCGATTTCTAAGGTAACACCACAATCAGTTGTGGTTATTGTAAAATTCAATTCTTGTGCCCCAGAAGGAACGCTAACTATATTAGTATATGTAACATTGCTTGTTACTGCGGAATCTGCTACATTACTATAATAATTTTCTAATAATCTGCAACCTAAATTCATACCAGCAGTCACTACATTACTACTGTTTATTGTAGTTGTGGGGAAAGTAATATATGAATTAGCATTTGCAATATTTAATAATAACTTAACTGTGGATTCAGTCCCACTGGGTGCCCAACCACCAAAACTAATTGCAGTGTTTCCTTGAATAGTACCATATTGAACATCTGCTTTTGTAACATCTACTGTGATTGTAGATGGTATATTATCAGATAAATTATATGTTGTAGCACGGAAACCACGTACTGCGGCATTACTAATTAAAGTATTTGCCATGTCATTATTAAGTGGAATTCCACTTAATGCACTTTTGACTACTACTTTGGTTTGCAAATCAGTAATTTCAGTGCCAGCCTGATCTAGGCCTAATTTTATCCCGGTAAAATTATCTCTGAACCCTTGAGTACTGTTATTAACTCCGGGAGTTGGGTAATTTGTATTAATTGAATTGGTATTTATATCGCTCATAATTTTATTCCATATTGTATTTAGTAGTCAACATTTTTAGGTAAAATTGTTTTTTGCTGGAATAACACAGCAATATCATATGTATCTTCAGGGTCGGGTGTGGGAGTATTACTGGGTAGTTCAGTCCATGATGGTACTGTTAAATTGGTATTGTAATTATATGTTGTACTTTTATCCACTAATAATCTATCAACACTAAAATCAATTATATTTAATTTATATTGCCAATTATTGTTTATGTTGTTTTTTATCGTTGTACTATAATTGGGTAAGGTATAACAAATAACCCAAGCATTAATAAATCCCAATGTATTACCATTTACTTGTTGACTTGTCATCCATTTTGGTAATAAATCTTGATTGGTATTGTTATTCATATTTGCTAATAATTCAGTACGCATGTTTGTAATGCTTCCAGGGTATAGAGTTCTGATTGTGCCGTAATCATAACTAGTAAATATATTTGACGTACTAATGTTAATATTTGTCTCGGCAGTATACCACGGACCTTCATCTAATGGAATCTTAGTTGGCCATATGATACGTTGTGGTAATGCTACACCGTCAGGTCTTATTAAGGGATCTATTATTTCTGAATATACAACTTCATATATAATAGTTCCGTTATCGTCACGTGCAACCGCAGTTTTTATTTCACCTAAAATTAATTTTCTGTAATAATGATTATATGTTATTGCATCTAAGTAAGTTTGTATATTTGCTGATTCTATCCCATATATATGTACAAATTTTACATTTTCTGCTTTGCCAAAATTGTTATCATCAGGTCTATACAGATATTCTGTTGGAATTAATGTTTCGTCTGTTAATAATGATTGTATAATTTGTCTTCCTAATATATTAGGAGATGCTTTAAAGTAAATATTTTCTAAAGGTTTATCATATTTTTGATATACAGTTAGTGTAAATTCACGTTCACTACTTAAAATTGGAAATTGCTCATTGTATGCAGATATAGTAAAGTTAAATGATACTGTATCACCTAATTGCATTAATCCTTCACTGTTTGCTTGAAAAGGTATTGTTCCAGTTAATTGTCCATTAGTCAATAATGATACATTTGGGGGTAAAGAACCTGACACAACTCTATAATTTAAAGAATGCACACTTGATGCTTCCAAATATAACTCGCATTTAGAACCATTGTCAATATTTCCTAAATTATTATCAGTGACCCACTGTACATCTTGAACCATATTATTTGATATAGTTAGGCTAAAGGTTTCAGGCTGACTTTTTATAGTAGGAATATTTGTTTTTGCAACAATTACAGAAAATTTATAATTACTTATGCTATTATTAGGAATCGTAGGTGTACCTGTTATCCATCCTGTATTTGGATTGCCTGATAATCCTGGAGGCAATATACTATATTGATATGTAATTGAATCATTATCAAAATTGTATCCTATAACTTTAAAAGAAAAATAGTTATTAGATTGTGCAACTGGTAAAGTATTTGTAATGTTAGTATAATATCCAAAATAATTATCAGTAGGATCAACAGGTAAAACTAATGGTTTATTATTTAAAATTACAGGTGTTCTAGTATTTGCTGGATTAGAAACAGTATGATTTGCTACAATTATTGAATATGTTTTTGTATCAAATCCTAAATCACTTGTTAGTTGCACAGTAAATGATATAGTTTTTATAGTTGGTGCACCAGTAACTGAGAAGGGAGGAGCACAATAACCTGTAATTCTACCTTGCTCACTCATTTGTAACCCTGCAGGTAAATCACCTGAACTTATTACTAATCTATAATTATTAGATGTTATTGGATTATAAACATCTATTTGATAATCAATATAAACACTGTCATCAGTAGAAAACAAAGTACCACTAGGGGTAATAATATTTACAATTTGTGCATTATTAATTTTTATAGAAAATGTCCTATCACTTATGTTTCCTAGTGCGTCATAAGCACGGACAGTGAAGATATAGTTTGTTTCAACATCAACTATTTTGGGAATTCCGTTTAACTGGCCGGTTGTTGAAAATGTTATAGGTTTATCATTGGTTCCTATAGGTAACTGACCGTTAAGTAATTTATATTGCAGAGTCATGCCATCTATAGTTGACTCTGCAATTAAATTATAACTTAATTCAGAATTAGAAGGAAATAAACCAATATTTCCCTTCTCAGTTATCCAAGTAATATTTGCCATATTAGTCTTGCAATAAATCCAATGCTAAATGATAATGATGTTTTCTGTCTTCCAATCCAATAGTTCCACCGTTAATACGTTTAGTTAATGTTACAAAGTCATCGCTATCACAATATTGATTTAGATTATTATTATCCCAAAACCATCCTGCACTACTTACAGCACCTGCCGGAGTTTCTAAGTATGCTACTGTTTCATCAATACTGATACCTAAATCTGCCGCAAACTTAGTGTAATTTTGTTTACCCGTCAATTGAATTAAGCCACGGCCACAGTACTTATAACCATCACCTGATTCTTCTGGACCATTGCCCATGCGGCCACCATATACACGATTAGCAATTTTTTCTGGCTTGCGTTCATATTGCTTTGCTAATTCTTCTGTTGGGAAATACTTTTTAAAGGTACCCATTAATCCTTTAGCACTATAATTTAAGTTCTCTTTAACAAAGTTGAACCCACCTGATTCATGTGCAGTTTGTGCAACGAATGCAGCCGCACGATGCATATTATCATACATATCATAATATTCTGCTACTTCATGCAAAGGTACTGCATATAATTCAAGTACAGATTTTTTTGTCTTTGGACATAATTTTTGTAATAAATCTACTGTTATCATTTTTGTTTCCTTAATATGTTATCCGTATACTCCGACCATTGTGTACCATTGTGTTGTACTGGCCGCTATAATCATTAATCTTGCACCTGCTCCTAGTGAGAAGGATGCATTAGTTGATAATGTGTCAATCGTGCTTCCGTTTTGTGGGTAAACCTTACATGCAGATGCAGTTGTATTAATTATAATAATTTGCATTCCCACTGTAGCTCCCGGTAACCTAACACCGTCATTTACACCCGCAGATACAGTACCTACCACATTTACTTGTTTTGATAACTGTGTAGCTCCTGCCAATGTTGTTCCTGCGGCTGCAATACCAGATCCTACACTAGACAATACATATCCTGAACTAGTTATGTTACTACCACTGAATGCACCTGACACAGTTAAACCAGTCAATGTACCTAAACTTGTAATACTTGGTTGTGAAGATCCAGTTACTGTGCTTGCATTAGTTGCAGTCCCTACAGCACCGGTAATGTTTGATCCATTAATACCAGTTAAATTAGCACCACTACCACTAAACAAAGTTGCAGTAAATATACCTGAACTGGTTATGTTTCCTGCACTTATATTGCCGCTTGTGTTTAAGTTACCAACTGTTGCATTTCCATTGACTGATAGTACACCATTAGTTGTTATGTTACCACCAGCAACGTTACCAGTTGCTGACAAGAATCCAGCAATAGTAGCATTTGATTCACTAATTAAGTTACCTACAGTTGCACTACCTTGAATACTTAATATACCACTAGCTACTAAATTAGCACCAGATATATTACCTGAAACACTAACAATAGTTCCATCAATTCTAGTTGTTGTAATGTTACCTACTGTAGCATTACCTATCACTGATAAGAAACCATTAGTTACAACGTTGCCACCAACCAAGTTACCTGTTGCTGAAATAATTCCTAATGATATAACGTTTCCACTATTTACATTACCACTAGCACTTATCCCTGAAGTACTAATGTTACCTAAATTCGCATTACCTGAAACTTCAAGACCACCTGATGAATTAATATTTCCACCAGACACGTTACCTTGAATTGTTAACAAACTTGCTGTTGTGTCAAATGTTACACCAGGAATTGCGGCTGTGTTACCGTTGCTATTAAATATTAACTGAGATGTGTTGCCCGGTGCAGTAACGTTACCGCCTTCTGGAGTAACAACATTGCCTATAATTGTAGGTACAGCCAATGATCCACTTAAATTCATGTTGACCGCTTGTATATTACCTTCAACTGTTAATTCTCCAGTTAGTAAATTTCCTGAAACTGATAGATTTGAAAGTAAGCCTACACTTGTAATATTTGGTTGTGATGCTGTACTTAATGTACCACCCAAATATGCTGCCGTAACAGTTCCTACTTCTAAACTTGACGCTATTACTCCACCTGAGATTGTAGTAATATTTGCATTTGATGAAATAACTGTACTACCTATCCTTAAAGTATTACCTGATAGATATAAATCTTTCCAACGATTTGTAGCACTACCTAAATCTTGTGTCTCATTTCCATATGGCAATAAATTACCCAATACATAATCTGTTTTCAGATTTGCCGCATTCAAATTTGTCAATGAATCTAAGTTTCCATTAACAATTAAACTAGACAATGTTCCTAAAGCCGTAATATTAGGTTGTAGTCCTGAATATACTGTTCCAGCTATCAATGCATTTGCTACCTGACCTGTTAAATTTCCACTAGGGATATAACTCAAATAAGCGGCATTACCTACAAAATAGTTACTAGTAGCACTGTTACCTAAATTTGCATTAGTTGTTACTACAAGATTTGATAAAGAGGTATTACCTGAAATTGTTACACCAGTTGAACTGGCAGTAATAGTTTGAGTACCCATTGTAATACCGGTGTTAGTGAGCGTTAATGACCTCCATCGGTAAGAGGCATTACCTAAATCATACACTTCAGTAATTTGAGGTCTTAAACTACTACCCACAAATTTACTAACACTTATATTAGATGTTGTTATATTATTGGATACTGTGCTATTATTACTTGTGATAGTTGCTGATGCAGAAATGTTCCCCACAGTAATATTACTAGCTACTACGATATTTGATAGATTTACACTTGTTGCATTAGCACCAATAGATTGTGGACCTAGATATAATGTAGAACCACTTAGATACAAATCTCTCCAGCGTAAATTTGCTGAACCTAAATCATATGTAACGTTAGCACTAGGTGTCAATGAACTTGTTACAAAGTTAGCAACTTGTAAATTACTTGTTCTAGTTAATCCTGTAAAGTTTGCATTAGCTGTAGTAATGTTTGATGCTAATCCTAATACAAAAGGAGTGGTTGATGTTGATATAATAGCTGAATTACCAGTTGCAGCACCTACTCCCACTAATAGACTACTTGTTGTTTGAATTGTAATTGTAGGTATGTTAGATATAATTAAAATATTACCGGTCGTGCCACCAAATTGACTTAATCCTGCACCAACTGTTAATGTACTAACACCTGCACTAGATGTTGTATTGTAAATGTCTGTAAAGTTATCTTGAATTTTTTGAAACGCCGCACGAAGAGGATCTGCTGTCGGATCGTTCGGGAAACTTCCAAAATCTATAAATTGTTGGGCCATGTCTATATCTACCTTATTAAGTATTTATCGTTTTATATTAGTATAACTATCCAAAAAAATAGCCCGGCGGACCGAGCTATCTAAAGTACGGTTTTTATTATTTTAGACCGCTTAATCTTTTCCATTGATTCAATGATTCTTTAATTGATTCTCTCATTGTTACCTGAGTTGGATTCAACACTGTTTGGTCACGTTTCATTTTGTGTAAGTCATTACCCATAGACAATAATGCTTTTAAGTTAGCTAACTCAGTGTTTGCCATGGCATCACCACCTGCGTCATTACTGAAGCCTTCTTCAACTTGTTCTTCTTTACAAGTGTGACCTTCATACATCATTCCACCACATTCATTGCACATTTCATGGTCATGACCTTCTTTAACTTTTTCCATGTCACCGTCACCATCTAAGTCGGCTTCTGATTTACCTTGGGCACGTGCTTTAGCTAGATTACCAGTAAATTTATTACCTTCTTCCATCTCATCTTCTTTGACAGGATATTCTTTGCCACCTACATTAATTTTTTCACCAGGTTGAATTCCATCTTTTTTTGCTTTAGCGACTGCACCACTAAATGCATTACCTTCATCAGTTTTTTCTTCTGAATCTTGTTCAGGTTCTTCAGTATCAGTAGATTGTTCTTCAGAACCTTCTTCATCTTCGTAATCACTTGATGCTGTGCCTTCTGGTTCTTGTCCGACTGGACCAGCACTAAGACCAGTCATCTTTTTAATCAAAGATAACATGTCATCACCGTCTCCAACTACTTCTGGACTCATTTCTGGTTCAGTACCAGTTCCTGTTGGTTCTTCTTCACCCTGGGACACAACACCATATGGTGTCATTGTAGGTTTATCATTTCCACCAAACACACCCATACCAGATTGACGTAGAATATTCAATAATTCATTTGCGTCATTGTCGGTAGCATTGATGCTAACTGAGTCAGGTGCACCTTGTTGTCCTGTGCTTGTAGACACTGTGATGCCTTCGTTTAATAAATTGTTGAGTTCTTTTTCCCAACCTTCAAGTTGTACATCTTTCATTTCTGTGCTTTCTAATTTTGATTTTGGTTTTCCTAATCCTGAGATAAAGTTAATTGCTCTATCACTTGCTGCCGCAATCGGATCTCTACTCCATGGAGTAGGTTCTTCTACTGGTCTGTTAGGAGTTTGAATGCGACTTGGTTTGAATGCATTTATATCACCTACTTTTAAATCTTTACCATTCTGAATGGCATGTTGTCTATACATATCCTTGCTTGGGTGTGGTACTAAATCAGCTTCTTCTAAACTTTCATTATAGTTAGTGAAGCCAAAATGTTCTAATGCCGCATCACGTAATTGATCTTTGAATGTACCGGACATTGATTTGAAACGACCGTGTGCTAATGTTTTGTTGATAATACTTGTTGCAAGACTTTTGTCTTTCACATCAACTGCGGCGGTGATGTTATAACCTTTTGGTCCCATTGACAATTCGTCAAAAAACTTTAACATTGTTTGTTTCAATTCACCTTCAGTCAATTGAATGCTTTCTGCTACCATGTCTTCTTTACTACTATATTTGGCACGAATATTTTGCATTTTCTTTTCACTGGCGTTATTTTGTCCAGCTCTGCGTAATGCATTCATACCATCTTTACCATACTTCTTGTTACCCAAGTATGCTTGTAATCCTGATTCTTCGACTGAGCCTTCAGCCATTTCTTGGTCATTAGGATTCAATGACATTTGACCTTGACCAATAGCACTTTTAATTTGTGCTGCCAATTGTGGATTTGCTACAGAACCTAATACTTTGTCACCTTGTTTGATAACTTGTGTATTTTGTTGTGCAGGTGCAATTGTTACTTGGTCAGCTTCATCTAATTGTTGATTTGTTTCAACATCTTCAATAAATTCTTTTAGACTTTTCTTTTCAGCTTTCTTTTCAGCTTTCTTTTTTTCTTTCTCGTTAGCAGAAAGACCGTGTTCTGTACCTTTTTTACCTGTTGGTACATCACCTGTAGTGCGACCAAATAGGTCAGCTACTTTTTTATTCTTTGGATCATCTTCACCTGTCTTTGGCTTATCTGGATCTTTTGGACGACCTTGTTTCTTAGGTGTATCATCTTTAGGACCAAGACTAGCTAAACTTACTTTACCAACTTTCTTACCATATTGGTCAGTAACAGTTTCTGAACCATGACGATTACCATAGCCACCGGGGCCTGCTTTATGTGACACATCACCTTCTGAGAGTGAGTTTAATGAGTGTAATATGTTTCTGAAATCCATTATCGTGATCCTCGTTTATCTAATTTATCTTCCATTCGTGTAAGTTGTTTTTGTAACTCAGCAACTTTATTATCCACATCCATTACTTTTTGTTGTGTGACTTGGACTTTTGTGTCAATGCTCATGACATTATCGTTCATCGTCATGTACCCTGTGCCGCCTACACTGCAAGCACCGATTACAATCCACGTCAGTTGGCTTGTATTGAAATCAATCATTTTGATGCACTAGCTCCTGTAGCTGGTTTTTGTGGACGATTTATTTTACTCATAGGACTCATCGTATTGATACCTTCTTTACTCTTGTTAGGAGCTATTGGAGTTTTCTTACCGTCAAAAGGGATATCAATACTTGGTTTCTTAGGCATAACTTTGTCTAAGTATTGATTTGCGTATTCTTTGCTTGCTTCTTTACCATTATCTTCTAACTCTGTTTTTAACAATAATGGTTCATCTTTCATTTCATTCGCATAGCCTTCTGCTTCACTATTGATGCTCTCATCATAATCAGTTGTAACTACTCTGACACGATTGATTTGACATCCTAGCATTTGTGCTAGTTGCTGAATCATTGGCTCTGTTGCTGGATATCTGAATTCTGATTTAATAATAGTGATAGACTGATTTTCTAATTCAGGAAATCCATATGGATCTTTCTGAATAGGTGTAGTTTTTGGATCATCTATTTTAACTGGATCAAATTTAGATAGGTTATGTTTGAACATATCTAAGAAATTTTTATCACAGTCACCTGCGATCTTAATCGTGTAACGATATGTTCTGACAGATTCTGTTAGGTAGTGACGAAGGCTTTTCATTTTGTTATTCCTATGTAATATTTATCTTTAATCTGATTTTTTGTTTGCCAAGATAGTTTTTAGTAGTTCGTTACGGTCTAATAAACTACCTTCACCCAAAGGGGTAGATTCAATTTCTTCAGTTTTACTGTTAATCTTTTGGTCTAATTGTGCTTTTTTAAGTTGCAAATCAAGCATTTTTAACTTCTTGTTAATCTTTGCTGTTTTAGCAGTGATAGCATGTCCTAACATGCTACTAGCACTATTGAATATTTCACTAGCAAAACGACTATCCACTTGCATACCCAAATCCATTAATTCTTTGTAACTACTAGTTGCTAAACTTGCTAGTTCATCCATCTCTGTATCGCTGGCTTCTAAACCCCTGACTTGGGGTAACGCAATTTCAATTTTTTCTAAAGTGTTATATGCTTCTTGTGTTACTATTTCAGCTTGTACTTGTTCCACAACGGATTCATTTTGAGTAGAATCATCTACTGGCAAATCAAACAGTTCTGAGAGTTTTTTAGTCATGCTATTTTCCGTAATAGCAGTATTTATTACTTCTTTTTGCCCTGATAGAAAAGGTCATTTTCTGTTACTACACGAAAAGTAATTCCAGATTGTTTGCACCAAGCCATTGCGGCACCCCATTTTGCGTGATTTACTGCTACTATTGCTCTATCCCTAACACTAGCAACTCTGCTTTCTATAAGACTTTGTTTTTTGGGTTTTATCTCAATCATTTCAGCAATTTGTTTACCTAGTCTATTTTGATAAACAATTAAAAAATCAGGTACATAGTTTGTGTTTTTACCTGTCAACGGGTTACGATAAGGTATTCTTACTGGCTCACTAGCCCATTGAAGCACATGTTCATTTTTATCACAAAATTGCATAAAAGTAAATTCCCATCCACTACGATATGTAGGCACTGTTCTACCTACGTACTTTTTTGGATTAGTTGGAATAAATTTACCTTGTGCGAATTTAGACATTATGTAACAATATTGCGTTGTATTAGTATATTTGGTTGAGGTATATTTGTCACTCCATACAATGTTGTTTTACTTTTAGAACTATTTAAATAAAAAGCAAGTAACGCATTTGTTTCGGTAGCAGTACTTCCTTTAACATAGTCTAATATATCTAAAGCATTGTCTCCGGTTACTGAGGATAATCTAAAAATAATAGTTGAAAAATTTTCTGCTATATTTGTGCTTTGAGATTTTTCATACCAATAGCTATAAACAATATCCCATTGGTTAGAGTCAATAACTAAATCTATATTATAGAATTGGTCAAATACTCTTACAGTCTTATCCAGGTTAGTTCGTGGTGAGTCAATAATCCTAGCCATACGTATTCCTTAAATAATTATTTAATCTTTTATAAAAAAGTCGGAGTTTTTGGCTGTGTTGCACCGGTATTAGCGCCGTTCTTTGTTGTTGACGTATTTTTATTTGTTGAACTAGAACCAAATGTTGGAAAATAGGATCTAGCAGAACTATTAGGTCTATTAGTAATAGCATCATTAGCTATACCTGTTATCTCAGACCTGGCTGCATTCAATAATGTTTGTGGATTTTTAAATGTATTGTATGATGCACCAGCTTTTTGTATCGCACCTCTAAAATTACCACTTTCTAAATCTTCCAGTATGCCGCCGGCGGCATCAACTAAACCACCTTGTCCTAATATAGTAGCTTGCGATCCTGGTCTTGCAATAGGACTTAACGTACGGTCATATGTTGCATCACTTCCGAATCCTTTAACAATTGCATCAGGTGATCTACCATCGATAGCGCCTTCATAATATTTTACAGTTTCATACTGTAAAGTCATTTGATTTTCCATTACACCATTACCTTGACTATAATCGTATGTGTCATGGCTAAAATTTTCAATCATTGGATTAATAAGTCTGTATAAAACAAAATTGTGTTGATTAAATCCATAAATGTTGATAGCTTTGAAAAAGGGTGCTTTGCTTATTCCCAAGCTGGCTGCAATGGGTGTTTTTTGATCTCCTGAAGATTCTCCTATGTAACCCCAGTCATCATTTCCGCCCATGTCAGGATCATATATGTTACGACGGTTCATATCAAATTTTCTAGCATGAGAATCTTGACGATTCTCACCGAATGGCTCACTTTGTGTAGCGTCTTTGTAATAATATGTATAATATGTATACCATAATCTACGTAATAAATTTCCGTTATCATCATGGAAACTTATATTTACAGGATCATAATTAATTTTAGTTTGTACAACACGTTTGCGGTTGTACTGATTCATAATTGTAGTGTCAAACGTATATTTGGGTAGTTGTATGTTTTTTACTGTTAATCCAAAATTAGAATCTTCGGGAAAACTTTGTACAGCACTTATATATTCTTTGTTTATATCAAAGTAAACATGAAATAAAAATTTAAACTTGGGTGAATATTGATATGAATTTGTTCTAAAGGTTTTACTTGCGTGAGTATAATCACGCAAGTATTCTGTACCAAAGAAAGCCTGTATTGCATTGGTGCCTTCGGTTTTAACTGTTTTTACTGCGTCTTGTAGTAAATTCTGTATGAAACCCATTTTTTAATTAACCGCCAATACCAGTAACTCCACCTGAACCAAATGCACGACCTACATTTGTACCAACACCAGAAGTCAACGGAGATTGAATTGCGTTGTCAAAACGTACAGTTAACTGAATAGATACTGGGTCACTTGATTTATAATCCATGTTATTATAGTTTGCCGATTTGATAAAGCAACCATATAATTCCCATGTTTCTAAAACGTTAGGTGTAAGTATACCATTGCCGCCGTCTAACACTTCATAATTAATTTGAAATTTATAGTCTTGACCAGTTGCCGCAGATGCTTGTTCAACAAAGTCCATTTGTTTCTGTAATTGTTGACCAACTAATTTTGATATATTTCCCTGTGCATCATCACGTAGATTGACTGTAGTTTCTGACCATGCATGTTTACCAGCAAGATATACTCTACTGTTATAAACGTCTAATGTAACTTCATCAAAATTTACTGATGGGCGAGTTATATCCATTACTTGTTTTGTCATTTCTGTTGTTGCACCACCGACACCAAAGTTTAAGAACAATGCTCTGAAACGATATTGTAGTTTTGGCATCAATAGACCCTGTGCGTTAGTTGCATTGTCTGCCGCTACGGTCATATTAAACAGTGATTGTGAGGCTGTTGCCATGTTATTTCTCCTATATATTATTTATCTTAATTAATGGCCCGTTTGGGCCATTAATTATACTTTTATAATCCCGCTATTTCACCGGTATTTAATACACGAACCGGGATATAGATGAATTCAGCAGCCTTAACTGGTTCAATTGCAACGTCAATCCATAGTTCATTTCTATCAATACGAGCTGGTGTGTTGTTACTTTCATCACACACTACTAAGTAATCATACAAACCACGTTTAGAAACTAAGTCAATAAACAAGGATTGAACGACACCTGCAATTTCATTACGAGTTACTGAATCATTTGGTTCGAATACGAACGGACGAGCCGCAACTTGTAAACGTTCACGAATATAACAAACTAAACGAGCAACGTTAATACGATCCAGTGCTGATTGACTATCAAATGAGTTTTTATTACCATAATTCAACAAGCCCACACCTGTAAAGAATGCTAATGGATTAATTTGATTTGTATATAATACATCACGAATACTCATTCTATTTTTAATTACTACAAATTCACCTGTAGCGGCATCTAAATAGCCAATGTTTGTAGCATTGTCAATAATACCTCTACGTGTACCTGCTGGTGCTAACCAAGGATAAGCTATACTATCATTCTTCAATAATGTACGCAACATCATATGACTTGCAGGAACAACAACTTCTGATCCAGTTAAATCAGTTGTAATACCACTTGGATAGAACACCCCTAAGTATGTATCACGTGTTACCCAACCAGCTTCACCAGTTCCTGTTGCATTTGCCGTGTTGTTAGCCCAATTAATAATATCAGTGGCTTGATCTGGTAAACGCAATGGTGTATCACCGATAATATACGCAGTATTATTGCGGTCATTATTTAATGTAACCATATCAGGTTGTAATTCAGGGTAATTAGGGCATGTAATTAAATTGAAGAATGTATCTTCTTCTCGGATACTTTGATTTGTACCTATTGCTGCCTTCAATGCTTGTACAACCATATTACGCTGTGCTTTGCGACCCATATAAGCCGCACCATTTGCTTGTAACCCACTAGCACTTACCCATGTATATGAGTACGTTGGTAATGTTTGGTCTGGATAATTTGCAGATGTAAAATAGTTTGTTCTAAACTGTTTAACATTATAACCTGAACGGCGTGTGTTGAATAACAACATGCCTTGCGGGAATAGTGTTGGATCAGGTGCATCTAAATCTAAGTAATTACTTGTTAATAAAGTAGTGATACTTGTTAACGGATCACTCACAGGATCAACTGAACCTAAATTTGCCCAACGTGCATCAGCAAATAATATACCTGCCTCACTGGTTTGATCTGTGTTGTCTATTGATACCCATGTATCTTGACCTTCAACTAATTGCCAACGACTTAATTTAGGATAATTCTCTAAATCACTAGTATCTAGCCACAAGTCACCATATTCTAAAGCAGATCCATCAGTTTGTACTGTTGGTTCTGTTGTACTAATGATTGGTCCTAATGGATCAGTAGCATTTGTACCGCTCGGTAATGGATGACCATTTTCATCATAATCTATGTTCTTGTAACCATACCATCCGCCGTTCTTATTAACCATGATATCAGCTTGAGAAGCTGTACTATAGAACCAATTAGTTCCAGTTGTAGGTGTAGTAGCCGGAGCACCTTCATTGCTGATATAATCAACTTGTGACCAACTTGCAACATAAGATGCATAATTAATTCTTGCTACACCTGAACTAACTGAGACTCCGGTTATTGCGCCGGTTGAATTATTAACTGATGTAACAATTAAAACTAAATTATTTGCAGGTGTTGCTCCACCTAATACATTACCCGTAAAAGTTAATGTGTCGTTAACAGCATATCCGGTGCCGCCGGTATCGATAGCAAACAAAGTATAATATCCACTATAAACATCTATAGTAAATGTAGCGTTTGCTCCACCGGCAGAAGTATCTGACGTTGGTGCGATTCCTTCAGCAGTGTACGAGTCATCTACACCATACAATACATTTGAGCCGCCGGGTTCAAATCCAATTTCACTTAACAATCCATTACTTTGTCCATATGTATCAGTAAAGTCACTAAGAGAAATTACACCACCTTTTGTGTGTGTGATTTGTATTTGATTATTACTTGTTACTGTACAAGTAGTATCTGGAATATTTGATCCCAACCAATCTGTTGCAAATGATTGTGCATCTCCTCCACTAGTAGTAAATGTATACACTGATAAAACGTCATCAACAGATAAACCAACTTTTAAAACAAGTCCACCGGTTATTGTTGGATTTTCTATTGTACCTATTGAGAATGCAGGTCCAGTATACATTTTTTCATATAAATTAAGTTTACCATATGGAGCTAAATCAGACGCAGAATATATTGCAACAACAGTTCCTGCAGGTATAGACGAACCGCCGTCACTGCTCAAATCATTTACTGCGGTGAAAAGAAGATTATATTTTGGAACACTAATACTTGTAAATGCGTCAATTGAAGAAATATACTTTGATAATTGTAAATCCATACCACTACCAGTCAGACTAGTTTTAATCCAAACAGAACCTGTTGGATGTGGATATAATTGATTTGCACTCCATAATGGCATTTCAGCAGAAGTTCCATAAACTACATCCGGTGCATAATATACTTTTGCTGTTATTCCCATGTCCGCCAGTGGAGTACCTGTAATTTCAGATAAAATTATACTTACGTTTGTTCCAGGAAATCCATAAGCTATATTTAAAGCACCATTAACAAGTGTAGCGTTTAAATAAGCATCACCAATGCTGTTAATCAGACTAACAACATCACTTATAACATCACCTGCACTAATTTCAATAATACGTGAAGTTAAACCAAAAGTAATGCTAAAACTATCACCAGTAGTTAATGTAGGGAATGAAACTGTACCAGTTGCAAACGGTAATGTTGAACCCCAATCTGTATCACCTAAACGTGTCCATTCATTAATTGAATTTTTATAGAAATAAGTTGATGTAGTTAAATAACCTTCATCTAACGCTACTCCGGGAATTACTGCATAACTTCCAATAGTTCCCAATGATTGTATTGGATAATCATCTTGAATGTATTCTGCATCTACAACAACTAATGGTTCTCTATTTGTAAATTTTCCAGTAGTAGAATTAAATTCGTAAATACCCCATTTAGATGAAGTAGTGTTCAACCAATATGTACCATCAACAGGATCACCTACTGGACGATTTAATGTTCCTACTAGACTTCCTAAATCTATGTCTGCTCTTAACACATAAGCACGATTTGTTGTGCCACCTAATGCTGAATAAGCGGCTAATAAGCCATATTCATTAAGTTCGTACCCTTGAATAGATGTACCATTAGTTGTTTTATAGAAGAAAGGTGTACCAAATAAATTTACAAGATCACGCTGACTTGTGACAGTATATAATTTATTAGCGTTTGCTGCCGTTGTTGCGGCTGCTACCCCTGTATTACTTGCATTTGCTTTATTTTGTGCTGTTGCGACAAGCACAAAAGGGACTGAATTAGAGGCTGCAGGTAAATACTGACTTTGGTCAATGATTGTAACTTCTACGCCTGGTGATACTAGTGCCATGTTATTTTTCCTTTATGTTATGATTATGAGGGTTAACGCCCTAACGTATATATATTTAGTACAAAGTGATTAAAACATGTCAACAACCGTACCTTTAAA